CCGATTGTAAATTAATATAAAATCCTGTAATTGTCATTGCTAATCCTGCAAACATTGAACTAACACCATAACCTGAACTAGTTGGCCATATTCCAGATGGTCCCCAAAAACCAGATTGAAATGTTACAGGCGGTACTGATGTTCCAACAACAGAAACACAATTTAAAAATATTTGTTTTGTTACGGTTGGAGCACTTGGTAAATTTGTCCATGCTATTTGTGTTCCTGTTGATGCTAAATATTGGCCAGCTGTTCCAGGTGAACCAATATAATCATCAACAGCTCCAAATAATGAAGTAGTTCCATTTAAATTAACGTTGCCACTAAATGAAGATAACCCAGTTACTGATAAACCATTACTTAATGTTGCTATTCCTGTTATATTTGCTATACCATTAAGCGCAGATATTCCAGTTACTGATAAATTAGTACCAACTGATAAATTATTTATTGTATTTACTGCCCCTGTTAATGTTGAAGTTCCACCAACTGATAAATTATTTATTGTATTTACTGCCCCTGTTAATGTTGAAGTTCCATCAACTGATAAATTAGTACCAACTGATAAATTATTTATTGTATTTACTGCCCCTGTTAATGTTGAAGTTCCATCAACTGATAAATTAGTACCAACTGATAAATTATTTATTGTATTTACTGCCCTTGTTAATGTTGAAGTTCCATCAACTAATAAATTCCCGCCTAATGTTAAACTACCAGGAGTTACAACAGATCCGGCCGCTGTTATGGTATTACAATATAAATTATAATCACATAATGGATTAAATAAAGTTGCTACAGACATTATATAATAATAAAATATATTATTTGATAAGACTTACAATGAATAACTAATCGAAAATTGATTAAATCCACAATTACCAGTAGCAGCAAAAGCGGTACCAAATGCTACCGATATAGTCATAACACCCGATGATGTTATTGTTATATATCCTTGGGCGGAACTATTAGAATTATACACCTGAATTATAGAAGTTACTACCTGATCTGGGAAAAATAATGATGGTGAAATAGTTCCAGTTATTGTAGATGATGTCGTAGCTGCTGATAGAAGTTCACCTGTTGTCATAGTAATTAAATTACCTACTCTTGTAAATTTACATACTATATTTTGAGCAGCTGTAAAAGGGCCACTAAATGCGATTGTTGATTGTTGTGTTTGATAGACATTTAAATAATTTGCTACACCAACAGGACCAAAATAAATCCCACTTGAAGGGGAAACAAGTTGCATATTTCCAGCTAAAACCATTGTACCAGTACCAAGATTTACAAGATAATTATTATTAATTGCAGTTCCAGATTGTAGTAATGATAATGTAGAAGCGGCAGCGTCGTAGTTAAAATAATAATTATTTCCAGAATTACCGATCGCAACAATTCCCCCAGTTAATCCCTGAACTGTAAATAAACCAGTGCCTGATGTTGTTTGACCAATATTTAAAGCCCCGTTAACTGCTTCATTTCCTAATACGACTAAATTTCCAGAGATTGTCGCGCTTCCTGGTGTAATAAATCCGGCTGATGCTGTTATAGAATTACAATATAAATTATAATCACATGATGGATTAAATAAAGTTGCTACAGACATTGTATATTATTAAATCATATTTTATTATTTAATAATTATTTTTATAGCTGTGCCAATCTTGCCGCTAATGTATTTCTTCTTCTGTTCATCATTTTCCCCCCAATTGGTACACCATATCCGACACCATCTTGATTATGCATACGATCTTTCATATGATTCATATCACACCCTCCAGTTGCTTTATAATTAATATGTTGACTCTTATCAATTAATTCCCCTCCTTCTCCTAATCCAATGAATGGAGCGACAAAACGCGCAACATCTAAACCAGTTTTAACATATGGCCATACCTTTTTAGCTACTCCATAAACTTTCTTTCCAAAATCTCTTAAACCAGTAAAGAAGTTACCACCATTTACATCCATAACATCATTATATGTAACGCTAACGTCTGGCCTAGTTTGAGCATCTAAAATATCAGTAGTGGAAATAATACCAATTTGCGGAGTAACATCCAAATTTTCACATGTAACTGATCCCTCAGATATTACAATAACATACAAGACTGGAAAAATTCCACTTGTTTGATTTTGATTATAAACACCTGTTTGAACTAATAAATTATAATTTCCCAATTTACCCGGTGCTTCATTTCCATCTAATCCGATATCTTTTCCAAATTCTACAATAATCGGGCCTCCTAATGTTCCTATTTTTGGACCAAATGCTCCAGCTGAAGAATATACAGGCCCTCCACTCCATTGTTCCCAAGACATATTTAACCCATTAGAACGGCTCATCTGATATAAATCGTGTTGGCTAGCATTACTGAATAAACCTTCATTATTATTCCAGTTTATTGATAATGTTCTGATTGATACAAAATTATCAGTTAAATTTGGCGATGATTCTAATGATTGATTTGTTGCACGAACATAAATAATCAATCTTTTTGGTATTGATGCCAATTGAATATTTTGGGCAGTTATTGGTGCTGATGGCGCAGTATTAGAAAGAATACCAGAACCTAAATCAGTACTATAACGAGTATAATTGAAATATGGATAAATACAAATTGATGGTATCGGCATTGTTTCCTTTGGGCTAATATAACACATAAACATTGTTGGTAGTGATGTAGCATATGTAAAATTAGCAGGATTCAATGTGGTGAAATTACTGAATGATACTTGTCCTGATGTTATTGCTCCGGGAGCATTTACTCCAGAAATATCATGAGACCACATACGAAACGCTGCATTAGCTATAAAATTCCAAACAAAATTCATTTGTTGAATATGTAAAAATCCCTCTGCCATTCCTGCTCCAAAATAAAAAGGACTTAAAAAGACTGGTTCAATAAATACACAATCGATTATCGCTTGACTTGGTGTATTTAATACGACAGTGTATTGACTGAAACCTCCACGCGGACAATTTTCACCGTCAGAACTATCGGAGTAGTTTCCAAGCGGATTTCTCAATGTCCCTTGTAAATCGCTATAATTACATGATTGATCTAAATATGATGGAGTACTCGAATATTCATATGTTTTTAAGTCTTCTCCTGTATTACAATGTACTAATGCTTGAATAACATCACCTAATTGGATAGAAAATTGAGTATTATTTAAAGTTGCTGATAATGTTGATGTTGCGCTCGATATTGGAAATGCACGCGGTGCATCGTAAGAATTTCTTAATAATGGGTATGCGTTTGGAGTTGCGCAATTTAATTGAATTCTAACGGGTAATTGTTTATAAAGTTTTCTATCAACGAATACACCAGGATTAGGCGGATTTATTGAGTATGTTATACCTGAATTAGAAATATTATTGGTTGTTGTTGGTTGCCATGATACACGTTTTCCACCTGTAAAAATAGCATAAACTTTTTCAGAAAATGGATCAACTCTAGGATCCATTACTCTAACTACCGGTACTTTATGGACTGCATATGACATGTTTAATATATATATACTAAGATAATAATTTATTATATTTGACAAGTGATTTTTTCATGAACATTAGCTTTATACTATTTGATTGATTAAATGGGATATACAGTGGATATAATTTTTGATATTGATCACTAAAATAAATTTTTAAATCAATTCTATTAAGGGGTTGATTTGATTTTAATGATATTAATCTATAGGGACCGGTTGGATTATAAATATATCTTGATCTTGGCGAATCAGATGGCGGAATAAAATCCGTTAACATTGATCTAAATGAACTTGATGTCGAATTTTGTGTATTGGGTGTTATACTATGAAAATTTGTTGATGGAATATATTCTACTTGTACAGGCATAGACTGAGTAATAAATACAATACTTGATAAGGTTGACCATTTTTCAATTATATTATATTGTTGCGTAAATTTAAACCATATTGGAGCTACTGTATATATTGTCGGTAGTATTACCGGAAATGTTGAATTTTCGTATTGAAATGATAATGCGGTTTGTGTTGCTGGCGTATTGTAATTATTTTGTGGTGGATAATAATAGTTATTTAATTGATCATTTACTAATATTAAAAATTGTGTATTAAGTCCGCCAAATAATAAAAATGAATCGATACCGTCTAAGAATGTATATAATTGAGGATTCATTAAAATATTAATTGTTCCTGGAGGTTGTCCGGTAGTAGGAGGACCAGCAACATATGGGCCATACATTGGCGTATTATTATAATATGTTACTCCTTCACTTATAAATGTAGATTGATAATATTGTGTTTGATAAAGATTTACACCGCTATACGCTGGATCTGGACTTAAAACATTTGGTATAACTAAACTTACAATATCAGTACCATTTATCGCGTCTCCTCCTTCATAAATAACATATGGAATTGGTATTCCTGACTCTAAACCAGGATTAGCCGCGACAATTTGACTAATAAGTAATGTAAAACCATTGTTAATCATTCTAAGAAATTGGGTATAATAATACACATAATAATATGAAGTGCTAAAATCCTGATATCCTACTCCCGGCGGTGCCGGTTGATATGTATTATTATGAGGAATAAATTGTAAATTAGTTGAATACGTAATTCCTAAATAATTCATAGTTATTACAAATGGTGTATTATTCACATTTGTGGGTGTAATTGGATCAGGAATAACAGGACAAATAAATATCGGAATAGTAGACCCATCAACTGAGAATCTTATTACAGATAAATAATAATCTGAAGGATTATCTATTATTGCCTGTGTTAATGTTACATCATATTCAGCTAATGAAAAAAATTCATTATGTTTAGATGTCATTAAAATATTATAATAAATTATATCCGAATCAACAGTTATCTGTTTATGATCATTAGAAATCATTATATATTAATTAGCAATATATTATTTAGATTGTTAAATATGTTACTAATTGATCATATGTAATATTGTTGTTTTTTGCTTTTTTAGTCAATAATTTGTAATATTCATCTAATAATAAATTTTTCAACATAATTCTAACACAACAATGACGGCCGCATGTAGCTATATTACTCCCATGAGATTGAAAAGCATAATTATTATATTCAATTGGCATATCTGCATCTAATAATAATTTTGTTAATAATGGTTTCTTTTGGCCGGAAGATTGACGAAAATTATTCGGAATATGTTTTAATTCATCATCTGGTAAATTATTTTTGTATGGATTGTCAAATATAAAATTACAATAGAATCATAAGGATTAAAAATTTCTGTTAAATTATCATAATTAGCTAATTCGGGATATGTAATAACTTTTGTTTGTCCATCCAATATATTATAAATATCTTTGTTTGACAATGCTACTTTTTTATATTCATCAACTTCATCAAGTGTTGCCATGTAATAAATATAATATTACATAATAATATAATATTACAATGAATCCAGATCAAAATATAGTGAATAAAGTATCAATTTACGATATAGATCTTGATAGTTTAAATAATGATGAATTATTAAGTTTACAAAAAGAAATCGATTTAATTTTTAAACTAAGAGAAATTATATCAAAGCGTAAGGATATTATGATTTTGGCTTTAAAGGAACAAATGGAAAAAAAGAAGAAAATATTTATTACAAAAATGAAAAAAGAGATTGAGGAGGAATTAGCCGAAAATGAATCCAATGAGGAAGACGATAAACCAGTTCGTGCAACAAGACGTAAAGCCATAATAAAAAAAAAGTGAGTTAATATTATAAATGTTATTTAAAATATTAATTGTAGCTGGAAAATTTATTTTAACAAATATTATTATAAATCAAGCTGTTTCTAAAGTTATATTACCAGCACTAACAAGAGAAGTAACAAAACAATACTTTAATTACGTTAATCCCGTACGACATTTTAAATAAAAGTGGTTTATTAATAAATCAGATATACTTAATACATAATTTTTTAAACCCTCCATAAAATATAAAATCAGATATACTTAATAGAAAAAAAAGAGTTTTATTACGAGTTTTAAATCGTGTTTTTTCCAGAAAGTTTCTAGAATATTTTTTCGATTTTCAATTAATATTTTTTTTTACAGATTTTTTTATTCAATTTAAAACTCTTTATAATTATAGTTACTATATCTGTTTTTTCTAAATTCCGGGAGGTATTAAAAAATTATATATGAACCATTTCATTTTTTAGAAATATCCTCCTTTAGTAATATAGTAAGGTATGATATATTAATAATGTGATGTATATATATAATATGCAAAATGCCGAATATGTTAGTCGTATGATGCAAATTTATAGGGATCCAAATAGAGAAAAATGGGGATCAATGGGAGGGGCATATAAACAATCAGCGGGAATTAAAAAATTATTTGCAGCTATTAGAAAAAAAGAGCAAGCACAATTAACAAAATCTTCAATGGCTAAATTTTTACGTGCAGTTAAAGCTAGAGCCGCACCAAAAAGAAAAACAGTTGCGCAATTATTGCGTGAATATGATACAATTTATTCAAGAGCAACTAAACCAAAAAGAAAAACCCCAGCGCAATTATTACGCGAATATGATACACAATTTACTAAAACTAGAGCTAAAACTAGAGCTAAAAGAAAAACCCCAGCGCAATTATTACGTGAATATGATACGATATCTAGACAGAATTTATTAAAAAAAGATTTAAAACAATTATCAAGGCACAAATATGACATAATGGAAGAATATGAAAATGAAGATAATTCAGAGGAAGATTTTGAAGATTTGGAAATTGAAGATAGAATATATCGACTGATTCAAATATTAAATGAACATGGATATCATAATATATTACTTAACTTAGCTCTTAATATACAAGCTCCAACTATTCCAATATGGAGAAAAATAAAAAATGGTACGGCAACGAATAAAGAAGTTACTTATTATTTAACTACTATTATGCCTGAATATCTAACATCAGATGATCAAATTACTATATTAGATTATCTTGAAAATTTAGTAACCAAACCCAAATAAACTTATTAAATAATGTTATCTACATATATAATATGCAGAATCAAGATTATATTAATCGAATGAATCAAATTTATAGAGATCAAGCTCACCAAATTTATGGAGAAAAAGGGGGCGATTATGTTGATTTAGATTTTGGTAGAGGACGTAAAGTAAAAAGCACCAGAGGCAGAATAAAAAAACGCAAATCTATAAAGAGAGTAGGAAGAGGAGGAGCACGTAATTCATTATCAGCATATCAACATGTTTTAAATAAGGTGCGTCGAGCTCATCCAAATATGGCATTTAGAACTGCACAAGCTAAAGCTAGTAAAATATATCAAAAAATGCATGGTGCTGGAATTTCGAGAGGTGGGGCTGGACCTAAAAAAAAAATTAGTGAATTATTACGTGCATATGATACACAAGCCGCAAAATCTAGACCAATAAGAAAAACAGTTAAACAATCAGCTTGAATTAAAAAATTATTTGCAGCTATTAGGAAAAAAGAGCAAGCACAATTAGCAAAATCATCAATGTCAAAATTTTTACGTGCAATTAAAGCTAGAGCCGCAGCCGCACCAAAAAGAAAAACCCCAGCGCAATT